CTTATTATGAGGCAAAGAAGTTGGGAAGCTTCTCTAAGAGTAGTCGTTTAGTATTTAAGAATTACAAAGATGGTGAGTTCTTATTGGTAGAAATCACTAAATTCAGTCTAAAAAGAAGTGCTAGTAAGCCACATTTATATGACTATTCGATCCAAATGAAGGTTATTTCTCCTTTAAATGTGAATCCTGAAGACGTAAGTAATACTTTTTTAAACAAAGATAATCAAGAAAATATCATTGCGAATGCAGTTGAGATTATTCAACAAGGTAGGGGTAGAATCCTTAGAGGTCAAGAGATCTTAAGAAATGTACAATCTACCGTAAATGCAGATGTAATCGTTCCTCTACAAGAAATAGCCTTAGGACTTAAGTCTTTAGCTAACCTACCCGTTACGGCAATGGACATTGCAGAGTCAACTATTAAAGATACAGTTGACGCAGCTACTTCCGCATTAATAATCTCAGATGCAAGTGAAGTGATTTCCACTTCTCAAAATAGTGAGATCTTAGAACTAGGTTCGTTTGTTACTAGTAGTTCTAGTCCTACTTCAAGTGATGTGGTTGCTCTTGGACCTTTATTAAATGAGTTAGATTTGAGTAGATTGTCAAGTACTACTTTATCTCAAGTTGATCGTGATATCACTAGGGCTACAGAAGTGACTAAATCTAGTTATGAAGAAATAAGAGATTCTCTTAGAACTTTAAGAAAAGAAGCGGAAGATCTATTTAATGCAGGTAGTTCTGATTTAGATGCTTTATTTAATCGAACTTCTTTAACTGATCCAAATAATAGTGTAGCAATAACCGATGCACAATTTGACGTACTTAAAGGTTTATATGATACTAGAATTGGTCTGGACTTAGTACTAACTACTAACATCTTATTTGAAAGCCCTTACCAAGAGCGAGTAAATGAAGTAATTACCGATTTCAATGGTGATATTAGCCTTAATCTAGAGACTGCGGCAAGAGAAGTGCAATACGTTTCAGGGCTTACCTTAGAAAGAATAGCTCAAGTTGAATTAGGTGATTCTACTCGTTGGATTGAAATTGCAATTTTAAATGATCTTGAATATCCTTATGTAGGAAGTTATCGACCAAATGGAGAGAAGATTCTTACTCCGGGTGATCGTTACCTTTTACCCACTCAACCGATAAACGACTTCAGTTTAGTTCCTAGAGGAGCTGACAATATATTCAACGTAACTCAATCTGAGCTTCAAAGATCATTTGGAATCGATCTTAGAGTGGATGATAATTTTGACCTTGTTATTGGTAACAATGGTGACTTAGAGGTTACTTATAATATTGAGAACGTAGCTCAAGCAATCATGCTTAAATTAGGGTATGAAAAAGGTGAGTTAATGAGACATCCTAATTTAGGAGTAGGTTTAGTTATTGGTGGAAAACTACCTAACGCTTTAGAGGTGAGAGATCAAATCTTAACTTCACTAGTACAAGATCCAAGGATTGAGTCAGTGGAAGATTTAAATATATTTAATCGAGGAAATACGTATAATATTTCTTTTTATGTTAAGATAAAGAATGTGGACATACCAATACCTATAGATTTGGAATTTAAGGAGTAAATATAAATGGCTTTAGAACTAAAAAGTGAATCGCAAATTCAATCACAGATGCTTGCCTTGCTCATATCAGAGCTTGGACTAACTGACATCAACGCAGGATCAGTTATTGATGTACTGACTCAAGCGGCAGCCCAAGAAGATTTTGCCTTGTACTATCAATTATTACAAGTGTCAAAGTTAACTGATATCAATAACTTAAGAGGGGATGACCTAGATACTAAGGGATTAGAGTTTGGTTTAACTAGAATCGAGGCTCAAAAAGCTACTGGATTCATTAGAATCGAGCGAGAAGCTGGATTTGTTAAGTATGAAACTCAAGTATTTGCAGGTTCTACACTACCTCAGATTGGAGACACTACTTTAAATGTATTAGATGCAAGTAACTTCACCCCTTCGGGAAGTGTAGTTATTGGACGTGGAACTTCGAATGAAGAAGAAGTTTCTTATAACTCAATCACTACTAACGGTTCGGTATATACTTTAAATCTTGATAATGGGCTAGTTAACGCTCACGCAAGTACGGAAAAAGTAATCTTAGTTCAAGGTTCGGACGTAGTATTGAATGCAGGGACATTAGTTAGAGTGCCTAGTACTGGAACTAGTCCTGAGATCCTTTTTGAATTAGTTCAAGATGTAACTTTATTCTCAGGAGAGGATTTAGTTGATAATGTATTAGTAATCGCTAGAGAAACAGGTAGTGCTTCGAATATTCCAATTGGAGCGATTAATGGTACTGATTCTTTCGTAAACCCTCCATTCGCAGGAGCGAGAGCTTATAACTTTGCTAAGTTCACAAATGGTAGTGACGAAGAAAGTGATGATGATTTTAGAGATAGAATTAAAACGGCAGGAGACGATCTTACTAGAGGAGTTCAATCTGCAATTCTTAATGCAATAATCGGTTTAACTGATCCCGAAACTGGGGATCGAGTAGTTTCAGCTAACCTTGAGTTACCTGTAGACGAGTGTGGAACGGTTAAAGTATTTATTGACAACGGTCTCGGTTTCGTACCAACTTTTAAATGTGTTGGAAATGAAGAACTAAGAAGAAGTGCTAATGCGGGTGAGAAAAGGTTTCAATTAGCTAATTTTCCAGTAACTAGACCAACGGTAGTTAGTACGGTAGATACTCCAGTTTCTTTGGTTTCCGCAGATGATTTATTCCTTAGAGTAGATAATAGTAATATTGAACAATTTCAATTCTTAACGAGTGATTTTGTAGATCCTACTTTAGTTACTGCACAAGAAGTGATTACTGCGATTAATGATCGTTCTGCATTAGTCGAAGCGAGTATATTTGAAGATACTAGAATATCTTTACAACCTAAGGATCAAGCTGCTAACTCGATTCAAGTAATCGGTGGGGGAGCGAATAATAGACTTCAGTTTCCTAGTTCAGTAGTTGAAACTTTAAATCTTTATGTAGATGGTGATAAATTAGAATTTGGTGGAGCTACTTCATTTAGAGATTCAATTGCTACTTTCCCTTTGAGCTTAGCTCCAAATGGGAATTTCAATATGCAAGTTCAAGTAGATGGTAAAACTACTAGACAAATAGCTACTTTAAACACTACTAACGGTACAGATGTAGTTGATGCTAGTGCGATTACCGTAGAGGAAATTGTAGCCGTTATTCAAAGAGATATGGTTGGGGTTAACGCTTCAATTATAGACGGTAAGATTAGAATTGAGAGTGCTAAAGGTGCAAGCTCTGAAGCGAGTATATTGACTGAGCCAGCTCCATTCCCTGACTTTGGATCAGCGGTATTTGGAATTGGTGGGGGAGCACTAGGTTCTGGACAAGGATATAAGCTTAATAAATCATTGGGTTTAATTGAACTAGTTACTCCATTAGAGGTAGGACAATCTCTTACGGTAGGTACTGATAATACTAGAGCAACTTTAAGAAGTTCGATTGCTGATAATTATGTGATTGGTTCAGGAGAGTCAATTGATATTCAAATAAATGGTTTATCTGAAGTTAGTATAAACTTTGGAGGTACTTTCGCTTCGGGTGGAACGGCTCAACAAGTAGTTGATTTCATCAATAATACAATCACTTTAAGTGGAGTTATTAATACTAGAAACGTATTTGCAAGAGTTAAGGTTCTAAATGGAGAAAGCTTTATCGAGTTAGTATGTAAGTCGTACCTTTCATCTACTGCAAGTAATAATGATAATATTAGAGTAGCCAATACTCAAGGTGCGATTGATTTAGGATTTGATGTAACTGCAATTGAATTTGCTCAAGATCCTAATACTGCATTTTTAATCTCAGAGCGAGTTATAACTGATCCTGAGCAATACTTCTTTAGACCATTTGATACTTTGGTAGTAGTAGCGGATCAAGATATTGTAAACAAGACTTATAATATTCCTTTTTATATCGCATCTACGGCAACGGCAGGTTCTCAAACTAGTTTAACAGATTTAACTATTAATGATAAGATCACGGAGACTGGTCTTTTAAATGGTTACGATGTAATCGCTATGTCAGGAGCTAATTCAGTAAATGGAGTTATCCAACAAATAATAGGGGTTTCGGGAGCAACTAAGGATATAGTAGTTGATTCTTTCCCAACTAACTTAATGGTAGGCGATATCCTAAGAATAGAGAATTTAGACGCTCAAAGAGCAAATGGTTATTATGTAATCGAAGCTATTACAGGTAGTCAGATTAGAGTTACAATCGAGAATGGTTTAAATGGTGGTGGTTTATCAGGTACGGCAACTTTCTTACAAAAGAGAAGTGTAACTGGGTATAACCAAGTTAACGGACTTTTAACTTTTGGTGCATTTGACGCTCCATTGGTCTCGGGGGATGAGTATCAATTAATACCTAGATCTACTTCTTCGATAGTAGAGTTTATGCATGATCAAAAGGTTACTTCAGTAACTAACGATATAGATGTGGCTTTGGTAAACAATACAAATGCAATTCAGTTATCAAGTAAGATTTCAGGAGTTGAGGGTGCAGTTGAGGTTACGGGTGGTAATGCTAACCGAAGTCTAGAATTTGATACTGAGCTTTCGGTTGGAAGTGTAGGTTATTGTTACAATGATGGATTAGTAGACTTAGTTCATAGAACTATATATGGTGACGATTCGGATCTAATCAGCTTTCCGGGCTTTGGAGCAGCGGGAGTAAACTTTGAGATCTTAAGTGCCTTAGTTAACTCTTTGACGATGAGTGTGGTAATCACTCTAAGTGAGGGGTTCTCAGTAGCTCAATTTGAGTCTGAAATTAAATCAATCGTAACTGGACACATTAATGCTTTAGGAGTGGGTGAGGATGTGATCCTAGAGCAAATAAGAGCTAAGATTGTGGTCTTAAATGGTATAATAGATGTAGTAATTACTAATCCGACTGAGAATATAGAGATTGCTAGTAACGAAGTGCCAAGAATAACTGCCGATAATGTTACAATAGGATAATAAATGAATATATTAGAGAAATTATACGAAACTGTACCTGAGATATATAATCCTAGATACAACCCAGTAATCAATGCTTTATTACAAGCTATTGCTAGAGAAGACGAAGCAGTTCAAGCTCAAATCCAAGAGCTAAAGAACTCTTTATTCATCCCTACGGCAAGTGGTAGTGACTTAGATATATTAGGTAACAATCGTAACGTTTCTAGAGTGCCCGGATTATCTTTATCCGATGAGGATTATCGTAAATTAATAACGGCTTTAAGTTTAAGTCCTAAGCAAATAAAGAAAGCTTTTTATGATATCGTTCAAATCTTTTGGGATGAGAATTTTACTAATGTAAATACTTTGATCAATGGACCTTTTGGTCTAGTGGCAGGGGATGAGATCATTCTAAAGGTAGATGGTAAAGCACCTGTTTCTTATACGATTCAAGCTACGGATTTAGCTTCCAATCCAATGACTGCGGAAGAGTTATGTGAATTATTTAACACTAGATTCGAAGGTACAACTTGTACAGTGACTGCTATGGATCAAATCAATATTAGAACTAATACTTTAGGTACTACGGGTTCTTTACAGTTCTGCGACTCAAGTGCAATTGGAAGTTCTAAATTGGACGTAACTACCGATAAAATAAGCATCTTAGACTTGGATCAAAGAGTAGCTTTTTACAGTATTGATAATAATGAATTAGTAATTGAACTACCTGCCGCAATGAGTTTAACAGGACTGACTATAAACAGTACTTTACACTTTAAAGAAGATGTAAACGATACTTCCTATCTAGGTAATTATTTATTTGAAGAAAATAGTCCTACCCAACCATACGCTTTAACGGCTCAGGTTACCACTACCACTCAAAATATAGTAAGTAATGATGTATTTGATTCTATTTCAGTATCAGATACTTCCGGTTTTGATGAGTCAGGATACTTAGTTTTTAACTATGGACAAGAGTCGGAAGCTCAAGTTCCTTATTTAGCTATTCTAAGTCCCACTTTAATTAAGTTAGATCCTAGTTATGTATTTCAAAAGAAACATGATTCTGGGAGCACAGTTAATGTGATTAGAAATTTACAACCTACTAATCCAAGTGAGCTTGGAGCTGATTATGCTTTCCATTTAATATCACCTTCGGCATCTAGGGAGTTGGTTCAAGATTTATTAGATCAAGTTAAAGCGGCAGGGATTATCCTTAAATTTGAAGTTTTAGCTCCTAAATATAAGTATTTAATTGACAATCCATTCTTGGAAGACGATAACGCTCCTAGTTGTTAGAAATACCTTCGAATAACCACTTATTACCGTTAGTATGGGGACGTAAATCAACGCCTAATGCAGGTAAGTTACTATCCTCGTAGCTACCTACTCTATAAATTCCATAGCAATCGTGGAGCATATAGAGCCTTTTAAGGGTGTTCTCGTCCCCTACAAATTCACCGATGAAACCTTTTTTTTCGCCTAAATCTACAATCTTAATTTCGCTAACTAACTCTCGGTGTAGAGTTTTAATCTTAACTATTTTACCCACTAAAGACTCTAAATCATTACTAGAAATGGTAGAGCAAGCTTTATCTTTTAATTGTTTCATTCAACATTTCCCTAATTTTTACCAATTTATTCTTATTAGCTTGGTCTCTTTTTGATTTAGCTAAGGTGATACATTTTCTTACTGAGTCTAAAACGTCTGTATAATTAACGATCGTCCTTTTAACTCGATATTGGCTAGGATTAAAGGTCTTCCTAGATAATACATCCACGAACAATTGCTTTTTAGGACATACGACTTCAAGGTAACAAACCTTTTCTAAGTCGGGATTTCCCTTGTGTTCGGTAGAGATGCATATAATACTTCCCTTATTCATAATTTACCTCCATAATATTTATTCAAAATCTTTAAGTATTGAGCGATCAACTTTTGCTCTTTTAAATTAGTCGATTCTCTCAATAAAGTATTTAAGTATCTAATCACAAATATACATTGTGCATCTAGATTCATCTTAACTACTTTCCTTAGGGTTAGCTCGAAATCCGTAAAAGTCTCATACTCCCTCTTATTATAAGGGATTGGGTTCTCAGAGTATCTTTTTACTATCTCTTTTTTAATGTCTCGTAAAGTCATCCCAATCATTTCGACTCATTTGCAGACACGAATGCGAAAGCTAAACATACTACACTTAGCACAATTCCAACCTCTATGTAATCATTAGTGGGACTGAAATATGTAACCAGTGCATTAAAGGTAGCTAAAAAAACGTAATAATAGGCTCTAGTCATGTTTATTCAACCCTTGGATTAACGACGTAGCGAATAATCATTGAGGCTAAGATAACCTTAGCTTTCTTAAGACCAAATCCAAAGACTTTAAAGTGCTCATCTTTAGCTTCATTGTACTCATGAATTTCGAGAATTGGATATCCTTTGTATTCTCCGATTTTGTACTTTAATTTCATTCTGATTCTCCTTTTAAATTGTTTATAATTTCAGATTCTTTCATTTCTACTTGACCTCTAGTTAAAGTCTTAGAGCATAGTACATTTACTAAATAAGATCCCTTGCTAAAACTACTCACTTGGTATAAACAATCGTTCTTAGTAAATGAAGTCCCTAGTAGTTTCAGATTGACTTTGGGGGTGCTAAAACAAGCGGTAAATAGTAGTAACATTATAATTTTCATTATTTACTCCTTTAGTAAATCCAACGCCTTCTTATGAAGTATCTCTATTGTACCATTATTATCTATAACTTTGCAAGCCGATATGTCCATATTATCACTAATATGACCATCTTTTTGGGCAGTTTCTCGCTCAATCTTAACAATTTCCCCACCTAATCTCTTAATTAGTGCTGCCTCGTTCGGAAATCTAATATCCGTAACTATTACGGGAGCTTGTTTAAGCATGGTTTTAATGTTAGATTCGGCTATTTTAGTCCAATAGTCCTCGTCAATCAAGTTCCTAGCTAAGTCCGTACCTACTATTTGTAGTAATTGTCGAGGAGTTTTGAAGGGTTGTTTACAAATACTTAAAAACTCGAAATCATCTTTGATCTTAAATTCACCCTCCTTACATAACTTTTCAGCTAAGTCTACTATTTGAAAGAATGTAAGCTCGATTGGCTTATTTCCAAAATTAGAGTCTTTAAATTTAGGATCTTCAAATACCTCATAAGGTAGTTTAGTCACTTGAGAACAAATATGCTTTAAAGCGAAAGCCATCTTAAAGTTACGATACCCTGACTGTATTAAGGGTTTAGCTAACTCATCTTTTCCACTACCTTTTTTACCTGTTAATCCAATTAATTTACTCATCTAATCCCCCTTGTTCTTGATTCTGAGCTAATAACCCGTCAATAAATTCAACTAAATCCTCTATTGTGTCTAAAGTAACCGTACCTTTTATCTGTTTCATCAATTTTAAAGATATTTCAGGATGGGTTATATAGGAGTTTTGTAAAATATTATACACTCCTTTCTCCAAATCATTCATTTCTGACCTCCTATTAATTAAAGGCGATAGCTCGCCAACCTAACCACTCACGTATAACTTTAACTAGTGCTTTATCGCCTTCTGATTCAACTAGTATACCTTCTTCGGCTTTTACTGGTGTACGTCTTGCAAAACGTAGTTATACTACATACCTTTCAAGCAGGTTACGCCTTATATATTATAATATAGTAGGGACTCCAAGAAGTCAAGTCCATATATGATATAATTAAAGTATATAAAATAGTAGATTACGCTCATAGTAAACATTATAGGAGAACTTTAGATGGCTATATTAACCCGCCCAAAGATTAACCCTCAACAACGGTTTGATCTTGAAGACTGGAACGCATTATTGTCCGCATTTAGGACTGATTCTAAGCTTTTTAGCAAGAACTTTTACAGTAACAATAATAGAATTTTATCAGGATTCTCATTATCAGGTATAGGAGCTTTAGAGGCTACTATCAACCTAAATAACGCAGCTTTAATCATCCCTGAGAATACAAGCGATTTCAGCTTCTTTATCTCAGACGATGCTACTTCGACTAAAACGATCGAAGATTCTCTTTTAACGGCTAATGCGACTAATTACGTTGAAATTCAATTATGTACAGTAGATGGTAATCCTCTCCCTAAGGCATTTTGGGACTCAAGTGCCAATGGTGGAAGTGGTGGTGAATTTGCTCAAACGGTGAATACGATCACTGATCTTGATTTCAAGGTAGTAGTTTCTACTACTGGATTTTCTAATGATCCAAACAATATTAAACTAGGTAAGCTTATTTTAGACGCAGGTGCTACGATTCAAGCTATTCAGGACGATCGAAGCCTAATATTTGCTCATCGTAACGATTTCTCAATAACTCAATTATTTGGAGATTCAATCACTTTGACGGTTTCTAGTGTAACTGGTACTTTCACAGTAGGTGAGCCAGCTATTTTGGATGATGGTAATGCTTATTTTCAGAATGGGGTAATTGAGTCTGTAGTTGGTTCTACGATCGTAGTTAAGGATATAGTTGATCAAAATGCTCCTTTAACTGGTTTATTTGTATATGGAAGTACTAGTGGTGCTAGTGCTCAAGTTGATTCTTATCGAGTTGATACTGAAAACGGGGATAAGTCAATTAAGACCTTAGATGACGCTTTTCAGGCTATTTATAATGAAATTAAGGCAATTAAGAATACGCCACACTGGTATGACATTCCTACGGTAAATGCAGTAATCAACGCTACTTCGGTTCAACTACTTAATTCTACTATAACTCAACAAGAGCTTACGGGTAGATATGAGTGGGATGGCTCTTTATTCTCAATTACCGACGATAATGGCTCAACTTCTTCGATTCCAGCAAGAGTTAGAGTTATGGGTAATGCTCAGACAGTGGATAAAGAGACTATCTTAGCCGCTATTGATGCTTTAGATCTTAAAGTTGATGCTTTGGAAGAGTCTACTAGAATGAAGGATAATATTAAGATTATCGGTTCGGGTAATTTTAAAGTGACTGAAGATGGTAATTTTTCAATAACTAGTACGGTTACAGAACCAATTTTCTTAACTGGTTTAGGATTACAGGATGCGGCTAATCAAATAGCGGTTACTAATAGTTTAATGGTGGACGGATACATATATTATGTAACGTTAAATCCAAGTAACGATACCCCTACTAATTTACCAGTGAGTCTATTTTCTACTCCTAACAATGGTACTTTTACTCCAGACGATAATACTTATATTATCGCTCAAGCTTATGAAGGTGGAGTAAAGCTTAGTAATGGTGTATTTTTAAGAAGAGGAGAGTCTTGGACACCTACTGAAAATACCATATTTGACACTAGATTAAGACAGGGACAAATAAGAGTTACCGCGGATCAACGTGTAGATGTGGAAGGTAATACTAACGAGAATCCATTAGATCAATCTTACATTCAATTAGTAGATAATACTCCTATTTTATTTGACTCTTTTTACTTAGATCTAGCTACCGAAGAGGTAAAAGCAACTAGTAATGGTGCAGTTTTAAGCTCTTTTACTACGGGTTTAACTAGTACTGGAGGTGTAACTTTAGCAATTGGAATAAAACTAGGAAGTTCGGCAAATGCAAATGGAGCTAATTTAGGAGAAGTAGTAGTTGATGTAGGGAATGTTAACTCTAATATAAACTTAGCAGAGTATCCACAATTTACGGGGGATATTTTCTTAGGATTCATAACTTTAGGTTTTAGTGTTGGAAATGTAGTTGCTTTTCCAAGTAGAGTTGAGGGAGCTAGTATTGGAAACGGTACTGGGGGTGGAGACTCTAAATCAACTAGTATAGAACAAATAGCACATGGTTTTGCAGTAGGTCACACTTTATTTAGAAACCCAGTAAGTGGTTTATATGAGTATGCCGATCCCGCCGATGAGGATAAATTAGCCACGGTAGTAGTTGTCGAAGAAACGGGAGCTAACACTTTTGAGGTTCAATCAAGTGGTTTAGCGGTAGCTGAAGGTCACGGATTCGTAGTAGGTGAAACTTATTATGTAGACCAATTAGGGGCTTTTACTACTACTCGAAGTACTGAGTTAGGTGAGTATGATCAAACTTCTTTTTTCGTAGTTGATCCCGACACACTATTAATATTAGTTACTCAAAGAGCGATATTAATAACAGAAGCAAATGGGGTTATTCCACCATCACCTTATTTTGAAGGTGAAAGAACTAGTGGTTCAATCAACTTAACTACTGGACAAGAGACTTTAATTACTTTTCCAGACGAGTTAAGCAATGTGGGTGGTATTTCTAACGGATTAGGTACTTATACTATACCTGAAGACGGTTTATATAATGTTTCAATGGGATTATTATTAAACTCATCTTCGGCATGGGAAGAAGCTGAATACTTCCAAATCTCAATCATAACTAATGATGGGGTAAATGCAGCTAAGAGAAGAGTTTTAAATAGGGTTTATCAAGATACTGGATTTGCATGGGCTAATGGTGATTTAACTTTAAGTCTAACGGCAGGTACTACGATCGAATTTAACGCTTTACAAGTATCAGATGTTACTTTGTCTACTTATACTACTGCGGATATCTATGTTAGAGGGATTATAGCTAAGGTTGGTCAAAATACAAGTCTTCAATTACCAAGTGTAGTTACGGCAGGAACGATTAAGAAGCAAACTAAGTTCTTAGGAGCTGATATAACTTCAGATACTAATATTGCTGATTTAGCTTTCAATAACTTAGTGGTAGGGAAGACTTATAGATTAACTTATAATCTAAATTTCATCCATAGTATAGACGGTACGGTAGGGGCAGCAATATCTCACGATGGTAATATTATCGCTAGACCTAAACTTTCAGCTACTCAAACTGGTACAGAGCAAATCACTAATCATGAAACTTTATTAAGTTATGTAATACCTCCATTTGTAGCGACTGGGACTTCAGTTACGATCGAAAGTGTATTTATTCAAGCGGGGGATATAATTAGAGGTAACGGTACTTTATTTGAATCAAGTGCTACGATCGAAGAACTTCCTTATTCAGTAGCTACTACAACGGAATTTTAATGAAATCTTCAATCATACCAGTAGCAGATATCGAAGTCTTAGAATATAGACAAGATCAGGAATCAACCCATCCTAAGGGGGTATTTAGTACTCCCACAAATACATGGACATCTTCTCCTGTACAAAATGCGGGAGTGGGTAAAAGATTTAATGATGGTAGAATTGTGGTATTTGGTAACGGATATCAATTTACAGAGGACACTTATGTAATGATTCAAGTTCATTCTAGTCATTCTGCTTCATTTGCTGCAGATATAAATATTAGAATTGGACATACGGAAGTTACAGGTACATCTACTTCTTATGTAGCTGCTCCTCATGCTTTTGGCAGTTCACAATTCGTGAATCGTGAATGTTTAGCAATTCCTTTCTTTATTCAAAAGGGAGAGTTTATTCATTTTGAGATTTGGCAATCTTCAGGAGTTACTAGAACCGATATGTCAGTAAAAGTGAGGTTTACAATATTATGAGTACTTATAATAACGCTCCTTTAGCTTCTCCAAAGCAATGGGAATATAGAGCATTTATCGCAGTTAATGGAAATGAACCTGTAACTAATACTTGGTCTAATTTAGATTTAGATGAGCTATTTGGAGAAGAGCAACGAGGTGATTTAAACTTTGAGAAGAAGTTTGACTCTTTTGTATTTTTACAAGATCAGACTATTAGTTTATACTTTAATGTTGAGCCTGACGGGGGTACTATCCTCACTCCGGGTTATACACTTAGGGTTTTAGTGTATGATGAATCAGATCGTTTAGTGGTTAATTGGGCAGGTCCTTATGCCGCTGGACAATATAACGCTCGAGAATGGGTAGGTCATACTTTTAATGTAAAAAATGGTTATAAAATGCATTTAGAATGGTTTCAAAATTCAGGTCAAACTGATTTTACTAAAAGTGCTAGAATACATATGGTGGGGTTATAATGAGAAGTTCAATTAAGCCTTATAGAGGTGAGGATGATCGTAAACAGGTTTTAGCAATTGCTTATGCGACGGCTAGTAGAGCTTCAGGATCGCCTACCAATCCTCCAGTAATAACTGGTCCGGTCATTACTACTGATTTCGGTGCTAATTTAGTATCCGTTTCAGGAAATGATATAGTAGCAAATGTAGATTGTGTGGTAATAGTTACTTTACAAATGAACGGTTCTTTAGTACCTAGAAATAATGTACATTTAACTAGAGTTAATAACGATGCTTCGGAGACCAATTTTAGAGGTTCTTATGCAGCTCAGGCAGTGAATAGGGAAACTATAACTGTACCAATGTACTTATATGCGGGTGAGATAATAAGACCGAAGCTATATACGTTGTCAACCCATGATTACAATGGGATATTAAGAATTTTTGCAAAGAGGGTACAATAATGGGAAGTATAACTAAAATTGGTCGAATGACTGCAATTGGAAGTGTCAAAGATTTCGATAAAAATGCATGGGTTAAAATCCCCATGACTACCAAAACTCAAGAATTAGATTCGTCTAATATAGTAGAGTTATGTGAGGGTAATATATGTTTAGTCGAAAATGGTAGAGTTATCGTGGAAGGGGTTTTGACTTTAAATAAACCCAGTTCTATGATTCTTAGAATTTCTAGGTTTGATAATACGGACACTTTGATCACCGACTCAGTAGTTGAGATAGAAAAGAATAGAGCTAGAAATTTCAGGTACTCATATACTTCCGAGTATGTAGATGGAGATTATATATTAATTGACATGTTTATTACAAAAGGGAAATCATCTGAAGTTACTAATACCGTAGTAATCGAGTCGATTTCTAGTGAATCTTCTCAATCAGTTACTAGTAATAGTGATTCTTCGGGAGTTGGTAGTTTAGTAGGTACTAAGGTTGAGTGTGAGCCCGGAAGAACTGAAGCAGATGGTCTTATACCTTTAATTGATGGATATACTATCGAAAATGGAGTAGCTTTGTATCCTGAATTTGCTGCAAAATATCCTAGTTTTACACATGTAGATCCTCAAACATTTAGAGTCGATTTAAAAGTACCTGTGGGATGGAATGGAGCAGTAACTAGAAACTTAGGTGGTAATGCTAATGCCTTTGCCGTACCTCAATCAGATGCGATAAAAGCCCATACCCATAATTATACAAGATATGCAAGTATCCCTACTAATAGTTCTACTGGAGGTAATAACGGGCGTTGGAGAGGTACTCAAAACTCCACCTCAAGTAGTACTGGGGATGTAGAAACAAGAATGAAAAATGTAGGTCTTCAAGCCTATTTGAGATTAGATAATTTCTAAGGAGAAATAAGAAAAATGAGTTTAACACGGTTAACTATTAGCGGTTTAGCTAAAGATTTAAAGGGCACTTTTACTAAAAAAGTGAGAATGATTACTAAGGAAGATGAGTTCGATATTACGGATCAAGTAGAGTTATGTGAGGGTAA